CAGATAGTATTGAACAGGAAATTTCTACAGATGAAATTCAAGGAACTGAGACAGAAACTGACAGTGAGTGAAGCTTCTGAAAAAGAAGTTAAAACTCTTAAAGTTGGTAAAAAATCTAAAGCTGTAGTTAAGCAGAAAGGTTCCAAGTTTTCTGTTTATATCGATGGCACTTTGCTAGACGATAAATATAAAAATGCTAAAGAAGCAGAAAAAGCTGCAAAAGAATTTGCAGATTTAATGGGAGCATAAGTTAATGAAACTTATTACAGAACATCTTGAGGATAGCCTCAATTATATTACCGAAGAAAAGAACGGTAAGAAAAATGTAGTTATTGAAGGTATCTTTATGCAAGCCGAATCTAAAAATAGAAATGGCCGTGTATATCCTCGTGATGTGATGGAAGGTGCAGTTAATAAATATGTTACCGAACAGGTTTCCAAAGGTAGAGCAGTTGGTGAATTAAATCACCCAGAAGGTCCTACCATTAATTTGGATAAAGTATCGCATCGCATTACCGAACTTAATTGGGATGGTAATAATGTGATGGGAAAAGCACTTGTGTTAGACACTCCAATGGGCCAAATTGTAAAAGGTTTGGTTGAAGGTGGATGTCAGCTGGGTGTTTCTAGTCGTGGTATGGGAACTCTTGTGAATAAAAACGGAGTAAATGTTGTTGGGAATGATTTTATTCTCGCAACAGTGGACATTGTTCAAGACCCCTCAGCCCCTCAAGCTTTCGTTAATGGGATTATGGAAGGCGTTGAATGGGTTTGGGATAATGGTCTACTCAAAGCACAAGAAATTGAAAAATATGAGACTGAAATCAAAAAGGCATCTTCATCCCAATTGGCTGAAAGTCAATTGAAGGTGTGGCAAGATTTCCTCTCAAAACTTTAACTCTATGAATCAAGGAGTAAATTATATGTCTGAAGAGACCAAAAACGAAGAGTTGGATCTCATTGAAGACGTTTCTGAAGTAGAGCTCCAAGATGAAGACCTCGTTGAAGACGTTGAAGTTGAGACTGAGGAAGACATCGTGGAAGATGCTGTCGAAGCAGAAACTGAAGAAGTAGTAGCTGAAGAAACAACTGAAGAAGTTGTTGAAGAAGCTATTGAAGAATCAGCAATGCCGAAGACTAAGGCTGGTATTATTAATGCCATGTACAAAGAAATGTCCAAAATGAAAAAGGCCGACTTAACAGCCGCCTATGAAAAATTTATGGGTAATGATGACGAAGACGGCGATGATGACGACGATGATGATGAAGAAGAAATGAAGGAAACTAAAGGTAAAGTAAAAGAAGGCTATGACTTCGAAGCTGACCTTGAAGCCCTAGTATCTTCTGATGAAACATTATCTGAAGGATTCCAAGAAAAAGCAGCTACAATCTTTGAAGCAGCAGTAAAAACAAAAGTTGCTGGTGAGATTGATCGTCTAGAAGCTGAATATACTCAGCACCTAGAAGAAGAAACAGCTGGTATTCGTGACGAACTAGTAGAAAAGGTAGATGGTTACCTTAACTATGTCGTTGAGAATTGGATGGAAGAAAATCGTGTAGCAGTAGAAAATGGTTTACGCGCAGAAATCGCAGAATCATTTATGGAAGCGCTAAAAGGTGTATTCACTGAGCACTATATCGAAGTACCAGAATCAAAAGTTGATATGGTTGACGATCTAGCTGAGCAAGTTGAAGAGCTTGAAGCACAACTAACTAAAGCTACAGAAGACAATATTCGTCTAAACGAATCTGTTTCAGATTTTCGTCGTACAGAAATTTTAGCAGAAGCATCTAAAGATTTAGCTGTTACTGAAGCTGAAAAGCTAAAGTCACTTGCTGAAGATGTTGATTTTGAAGATGAAGAAACTTTCACTAAGAAAGTAGCTACATTAAAAGAATCATACTTTGCTAAAGAAACCGTAACTGAAAATGTAGAAGAAGCAGAAGTTTCTATGAACGCAGATGGTGAGGAAATTGAAGTTTCACCAGTCATGGAAAAATATCTGGCTGCTCTATCTAAGTCTAACAAATAATATCCATTAGGAGAATAAACAAAATGTTTAACGCAGAAAATGCTCAACAGAAATGGCAGCCGATCCTCGAGAACGCTGACGTTCCTGAAATCAAGGACAACTATCGTAAGTCCGTAACTGCTGTACTTCTAGAAAACCAAGAAAAAGCAATGCGCGAAGAGCGTGCGGCTTTTGGTTCTTTAAACGAAACTGCAGCTAACGCAACTGGTGGTGGAATCGATACATTCGACCCAGTACTTATTTCACTTGTACGCCGTGCAATGCCAAACCTAATGGCATACGACGTTGCTGGTGTTCAGCCAATGTCAGGCCCAACTGGTTTGATCTTTGCTATGAAATCACGTTATAGCACACAAGGCGGTGCAGAAGCGTTATTTGGCGAAGCAAATACAGCGCACGCCGGTGGCGGTTCACACGCAGGTACATCTGACTCACTAGGTTCATATGGCACAGATACTACACCAGCTGACGATGTTGAAGATTCATTCGCAACTGGTACAGGTATGGCAACATCAGCTGCTGAAGCTCTTGGTAACACAGGTAACGCATTCGGTGAAATGGCTTTCTCAATCGAGAAAACATCCGTAACTGCGAAATCACGTGCACTAAAAGCTGAGTACACAATGGAACTAGCACAAGACCTTAAAGCAATCCACGGTCTTGACGCTGAATCAGAACTAGCAAACATCTTGTCTGCTGAGATTCTCGCAGAAATCAACCGCGAAGTTATCCGTACAATCAACGTAAAAGCGAAGCTTGGCGCACAAACTTCAAACACAGCAGTAAATGGTGTATTTGATGTTGATGGCGATTCAGACGGCCGTTGGTCAGTAGAGAAGTTCAAAGGCTTGATCATGCAGATCGAGCGTGAAGCAAACGAAATCGCGCGTGAAACACGTCGCGGTAAAGGTAACTTCATGATCTGTTCTTCAGACGTTGCATCTGCTCTTGCAGCAGCTGGCATGTTAGACTACACTCCAGCTCTATCAGCTAACTTAAATGTTGATGACACAGGCAATACATTTGCTGGTGTTCTTAATGGTCGTACAAAAGTATACATCGACCCATATGCAGGTCAGGACTATGTAACTGTAGGTTACCGTGGTACTAACCCATACGATGCTGGTCTATTCTACGCACCATACGTTCCATTAACAATGGTTCGTGCAGTTGGTGAGTCTGACTTCCAGCCACGTATCGGCTTCAAAACTCGCTACGGCATGGTTGCTAACCCATTTGCGGGTGGCGCAGGTTCAAGCGAAACAGGTACAGATCGTGCTAACCAGTACTATCGTATCTTTGCTGTAACTAATATCTTAGGTACATAATAAGAGTAGGGTTAACCTACCTTCTTTGAGGGGCTCTTCGGAGCCCCTTTTTTTATCATATAAATAGTATAAAGTAATTTAGATGGAAAATTATTATGGCTTACACAAAAGAAATCAATTATAATACTCAACCAACTTCGTATTTAGTTGAACAACAAACTTTTGCGAATCCAGCTGGGTTTCGTTTAGCAATTGATAGTTTAAAATATCCAAATGCTCAATATACTGTTCAAGCAGCAGTTATTCCAGATCTTTCAGTTCCTGGCGCAACAATGAATACACCAAAGAGAAATATTCTAATAGCTGCAGATAAGCTTGATTATGCTCCTCTTACGTTAACATTTTTAGTTGATGAGCAATTTACAAATTATCAAGAAATTCATGATTGGATGTTTGGAATGGTTGGTCAAGGAGATCAGGGGCAAACTAAAACTAGAGATCTTACACTAATAATATATAATTCTAATAATAACGTTGTAAAAGAAATAAAATTTGCAGACGCGCATCCGACAAGTTTATCTTCTTTACCATTTGAAGTTACTACTGAAACAGTAAACTATTTAACAGCGGTTGTGGAATTTCAATACAGTTATTACAAATTTTTATAAAGGTAATATTATATAATGCTAAATCTTGAAGACGTTTTGAAAATGTGGGCTAAAGATTCTGAAATTGATGATATAAGATTAGATGAAGCCTCAAAAAAGACTGCCTCTCTTCACGCAAAATACTTAGAAATGCTATCTGTAACTAAGCTTCAACTGAAGCGTAGAGATATGGATTTTAAAGTTTTGCTAAAAAACAAATGGCTTTGGTATAATGGTAAAATGCCAAAAGACCAAATAGATCAGCTTGGATGGGAATATGATGCTTTGAATGGATTGAAAGTACTAAAAGGCGAAATGGATTACTATTATGATTCTGATCCACATATTCAAGAAGCACAAGCAAAAATCGATTATCTAAAAACTTTAATTGAGACTTTAGAGGAAATTATAAATACTATTAGGTGGAGACATTCTACTATTAAAAATATGATTGACTGGAGAAAATTTGAAAGTGGTGGATAATGGATGTTATAAAGATTCAGAATAAGAATCATTCATTTTTACATGTAGATTGTGAGCCATCTGTAGCAAACGAATTATCTGATTTTTTTACTTTTTATGTCCCTGGCTATAAATTCATGCCAGCATATAAAAATAAAATCTGGGATGGTAAGATTCGTTTATATGATGTTCGTAAAAAAGAACTGCCGGCTGGCTTATTTCGATATGTAGAAGAATTTGCTGGAACACCTGGTAGAGGTTATCAACTTGAATTGCTCCATAATAACTATTATGGATTACCTAATACTGAAGCTGATATCGATATGTCATTCATGAAAGAAATGACAATTACATCAAAAGGAAAACAAATTGAGCCAAGGGACTATCAACTACAAGCAATTGAGCATGGATTAAAAAATAAAAGAGCTTTACTTATTTCACCAACTGCTTCTGGCAAATCTTTAATTATTTACTCAATGCTTAGATGGTACCTAAACAATAATGATAAAAAAGTAATCATTATTGTTCCTACTACTTCATTAGTAGAACAAATGTATAAAGACTTTGGAGATTATTCAGAATTTGACGATACGTTTAACGTAGATAAATTATGTCATAGGATTTATTCAGGAAAGGAAAAGATCTTTGGCCAACGAGTCGTTATTACTACTTGGCAATCGATTTATAAAATGCCCGGTCACTGGTTTGAGCCATATGGTATGGTGATCGGAGATGAAGCACATAATTTTAAAGCTAAGAGCCTTACTTCGATTCTTACAAAGTGTCGTGAGGCTGAATTTAGATTTGGTACTACTGGT